GTTTGAGCGTTAACCTGATTGCTTGGGAAAGCATCTCCAAGCTCACTAATCCTTATCCGAACTCCTTTATCCGGGAATATCTTCGAATGGATGTCCGTAAGAACTTTTTTGCCTCCACGAAAAATCATTCCTCCCCAAGGCGCTTTAACTACACCGTTCTTGTGAAGCCAACTAAAAAAGTTTACCCCGTTGTGCAACCCCAATAGTCTTCCCGTAAAACGCATATCCAACGGACTGCCAGCCGCGGTAGCCGATAGCATCAGGATTTTAGAAGATTTCGCAGCCTCAAGCATTGCCCCATTTTGAGACTTATAGCTTTTACACTTATGCACCTCGTCGAATATGTACATAAAATTAGGATTGCTGTCCGTCCACTCCCATTGCTTATTTCCTAGTTTTTTAATGTGAGGAGTGTTACCAGTACGCAACTTTTCGTAGTTAAGTACGAATTTTGGTTGTAGCCCAAAAGTGCTACACCATTCTTTCCAAGCCGGAAGAACTATTTTAGGAGCTACAATTGCAAACGGGATATCAAGTTCTTTGACTACCGAACAAGCCGTTACTGTTTTTCCAGTTCCAGTATCAGAGCAATCCAGCGCGATCGAGTGGTTCTGAATTGCCCGAAGTATAATATTTTTTGATTTCTCCTGCCACGGGTGCAGTTGAACAAGCGTCTGAGTGTCTTTCACGAACTAGTTCAAGCCAATCTTCCGCAGCCATCGTAACAAGCCACGGGCACTTGTTTTTTCTATGGGCCACAACTGGCACACTCTTGCCACTGTCTCGTTTGGCCTGCTCCATTGCTTTATTAATGTTGAGTGCCTCAACCCTTTTGACTTCAAAGTGAAAAGGGAGGTTGCTGACAACATCTGGCGATTCCGGGCTCCCCGAGAACTGGCGACCGCGCCTTGCCTCGAAACCTTTCGCCTTGAGGACGTCGCGCCACTCACGTTCTCCGACTTTGCCTTTTGTACAACTGTTCATTTTTTAAGTGTGTATTCATCGTGGAACGTAGAGTGAACTCAAATTGACAACTGTCAAGTGATTATGCAGAGTAGTCCCTTGCCTATAGAGAAATATGGAAAGTCCTGGCCCGATGGCGCTGGCGACCTCGACATTGAACTGCTCGCCTTCAAATGGGGTTTGCGCCCGGAAGATGGAGGTTTGGGCAAGGCTCAGCACTTTAAAAATGTGGTGGATATCTTATGGCCTTACCACAAAACTAAAAGCAAAAACGGATTTCATTGGCACCCTTGGGCCGACTGGATGATTGAGCGAGCTTGCGAACATAATTACCTAGCCATTTCCGGACCAAAGTCCTCAGCTAAAACTTCTACTATGGCCATGTGGGGTCTTGTTAATTGGCTGTGCGCCCCGCATGAAACTCTTGTGCTGGTTACTACGACCAGCGTTCGCGAAGCTAGAAAGCGTTTATGGGGTTCAATACGCGAGCGGTATATGCAGGTTCCAGGACTTCCCGGAAAGTTAATTGACTCGATGGGTAAGATTGTGTTGGACGTATCTGAGTCCGGAGAAGCTTCGGATCGATCCTCCATAACCTTGGTTCCCTCCAGCCCGGACAAGGAAAAAGAAGCAACTGCTAAACTAATTGGTTTAAAGAATAAAAGAGTATTCCTAATTATTGACGAGGCCACCGACGTCACCAATTCCGTATTTGAAGCCATTAATAATCTTAATGCTAATCCTCAATTCCAATGCGTCGCTCTTGGAAACTTTAATTCGCAGTACGACCCATTCGGAGTATTTTCCACACCGAAAGATGGCTGGAACTCAATAACGGTAGACGCCGATGAGTGGGATACCAAGACTGGGAAATGCGTTCACTTAGACGGACTTAAAACACCCAACATCGAGCACAATGATAAATGGCCGTTTTTGTTAACCTCCAAGCAAGTAAAGTACGCTATTGAGAATGAAGGAGAAAACTCCCTGTCATTCTGGCGGTTCATTAGAAGTTTCCCCGCTCCTGTTGGGGCTGAAGAGGGCATTTATTCGGAAGCCGATTTCAGAAAGTACGATGTCGCCAAAGAACCGAGATGGTCAAATCCTCCCCTCTTCTTGGCTGGATTCGATCCTGCGTTTACAAACGGAGGAGATAGGTCTGTACTGGCCGTTGTTAAATATGGGCAGAGCGAGGAGTCAGGTCCAGCTGTGGCCCTACATAAGTTTCATCACCTAAGAGAAGATGTCACTAAGCCCGAACCTAGAAACTTTCAAATTGCTAGAGAAGTTATTCGGTTGTGTAATGAATCTGGCGTCCCACCTGAACGGCTAGCCATAGACGCTACCGGCGCGGGTGATCCGTTTTGCGACATCTTGGCCGAGCTTTGGTCTCCAAGAATTGTACGAATCAAGTTCGGAGAAAAAGCATCAACTCTACCCGTCAGTATTACTAACCCTATTCGGGGCTTAGACAAATATACTAACCGTGTTACCGAACTTTGGTTTTCGGGAGTTGAATATATGAGATCGGGTCAGCTTAAAGGAATACTTCCCGACCTAGCTAAAGAGATGACTGGTCGAAAGTATACCACCACTGCCGGAGGGAAAGTGACTATCGAACCTAAAAGAGACTATAAACTGCGACTTGGTCGATCCCCCGATTTGGCTGACGCTTTTTTCCTCGGACTTGATTTAGCTAGGCAAAGGCTTGGTATTCAAGCAGGTTCGCTTGTTGGCGGTAAAATGAGAGATTCTTGGCAGAATCAAGTAAGGAAATTAGACCGAGTAGTAGCAGATTCTTCGTTCTTGGGTTGATTCAAATCTGATTGACAGGAACATACCATTCCCCCATACTAACCAAACTTGTGGAGCCCAAATATACAGTTTCCTCTCCTAACGACGATTCCTTGTTAAATTTAAATAGCAATGGTAAACCGCCAAAAACCCGCATTACCGATCAAGCAGGTTTGTATGGATTGTACCAACAGTTGTATTTGGCCGACGAACAATCCGCTCGTGACCGCGCCCGCATCATGGATATGTTTGACGGAGCTGCCCCCTACGATCCAGTTGTACTCCGCAGACTAGGTCAAAGCTATCGCGCTAATTTAAACTTTGGTGAAGCTGGCGCGGATCTTGAGAAGGCCCTTACTTCATATAATGACCTTGTAACTTCCGTAGACCGCTTGGTAAACGTTAGGACTAAGTTTGGCGATGAAAGTCAAAGAGAAGAATACGGCGCAATTATTGCCGAAGAGTTTAACCGTCTTATCACAAAAGACTGGAGTAGTTTTTACTTTAAACAACAATTGCTTTCTTATTATTTCGTTTCGCAAGGTTTAGGAGTTGCTTTCTTTGAAGACGATCGAAATTGGAAGTGGAATGTTTGCCCTATTGGCGATTTCTTTATTCCTCGCGGAACTTCCGCTACAGAAGGGAAAGTTGACATAGCTTGCGTTCGTAGGATTTATTTAACTCACGAATTATACGAGTACATTAAGGATCCTAAAATTGCTGCCCAGGCCGGATGGAATGTTGAGGCGACCAGACAAGCTATTATTGATGCTACTACGACTTTCCCCACCGACGGCTTAAACTGGGAAGAACTCCAGAGGCAGATGAAGAACAATGATCTTTATTTTGCCCATGTTCGTGCAAAAGAAATTCACGTTGTACATTACTACGTTCGCGAGTTTGATGGATCTTATTCTCACGCGATTGGGCGAAGAGACGGAAGTGGTGATTTTTTATTTAAGAAGATCAATCAATTTAAAACTGCCGAAGAAGCTTTTCATATTTTTACGTACGGTATTGGTAACGGTACGTATCATTCTATCCGCGGGTTAGGGTATAAGATTTTCCCACATATTCAGATGACCAATCGTTTGCGTTGCGCCATGGCAGACGGCGCCATGTTACAAACTTCCGTTCTTCTTCAGCCTCAGAGTGGAGAAGATGTTTCCAGAATGTCGATGGCGTATTCTGGACCGTTATCTTTCTTGCCTCCAGGACTTAATGTTGTTCAAACTCAGTACCCAAATCTTGCAGCTAACGTTCAACCTTTGATTAATGAGATGGCGATGGTTCGCCAAAGTAATACTGGGTCTTATCGAACTCAAATGAATGGTCCTTCTGGCAATCCAAGAACTGCTACAGAAGTTGAAGCCCAGGTAGCAAACGAAAGTATTCTTACAACGAACTCAATGAATTTGTTTTACGTTCCTTGGGGTAGGTTACTTCGGGAACAGTTTAGGAGACTGCAACGGGATACTTGGGTTCCAGAAGAAGACGGGGCAAAAGAAGCTATGATGTTCCGTACTCGTTTGGAAGAAAGAGGGGTTCCGTGGCAAGCAGTCAAAGCCGTATACAGCGTGGAGCCAGTTAAGTCCGTTGGGTTAGGTTCTCCAGCGGCTCGTATTACGGCCTTCAATGAATTTATGGGGATGCTTCCCCGCTTTGATGAGGTCGGTCAAGTCAACGCAATTCGCGACCGGATTGCTGCTCGAGTCGGTTACGATCAGGTCGACCGTTATCTACCAAATCCTAACGTTAAAAATCGTATTCCTGCTGACGCCAAGATTGCTCAATTAGAAAATGCCGCCATGCAGGAAGGCAAGCAGATGAGCGTTCTACCTAGCGAAAACCATTCCATTCATTTAGCGGTTCACCTTGGCGACAGCGGTCCTATTGTTCAGGCAGTACAGAACAAACAAGTGGAAGATAAACAACAAACCCTTGCTTACCTATCGATAATGTTCCAGCACGTTAATGATCATTTTATCAGGATTGCTCAAGACCAAACAAAGCAAGCTGAACTTGGTCAGATTAAGATGGCGATGAATTTGATGCGAGAAGCAGTTGTGAATTTGCAGCGCGATGTTGAAGAAGATATTCGAAAAGCCAATGAAGAACAACAGCAAGCCGCTTTAGAACAGGGCCAAGTTCAGCCCATAAGTCCTCAGATGCAGATGAAAATGCAAGAGCATCAGCTCGACATGCAGTTGAAACAAGAAAAAGCGATGATGGACGCTAAATTTCAAGAAGCTGAAATGAAACAAAAATTAGCTTTACAAGATGCTCAGGCCGCGGCTAGTTTAAGTGCTGCGTTGAAAACTAACACCGCACCAAAAGCATGACCTTAAACGACTGGAACAAACGAGACGATTTTAAAATTGCTTGGAAAACCTTTCGTCGCTCTGAAGCCGGCGAAGCGTTAGCAGAAGTTCTAACAAATCTTGGGACTCCAATCCCAACTATGCCTCCCGTCGGAGTAGACTTTATTGATTGGAACGCGACTTTAAATGCGCGTAGAGAAGGTTATTTCGAAGTTATCCGAGTATTAAATTCTTTGTCGGAAGATTTTGTCCAGAAGGACGAATTACCAGAACCCTGGGAAACTAAAATAGAAACCACAAACCAATAAGGAAAACAAACCATGAGTGAAACAGCCACCGCAACACCGGAAGCACCAGCATCAACCCCTGCGCCGTCAGGAGATAATTTTGTATCTTTTGCCGATGCTTTGGATAAAGGATTTGAGTCCATCGATAAACCAGTGGCTGCGGAAACTACACCCGTTGCCGCTGTCGCTCCCGAACCATTAAAAAGTAAGGAAGTTGTTACGCTCCAAAAGTCGGATGCTTCAACCACAACTAATCCCCTTGACGTACTAACAAAACGGTTGACCGGTAAAGAAGAAATTGTTTCTCAATCTAAAACTGACGCAGCCGATGATTTAGATATTAAAACTCCCGACAATCTAAAACCTGAAGCTCAGACTGCTTGGGCACGTCTTACAAAAGACTTGCGAGATGCCCGAACAAAACTCAAAGATTTAGAAACAAAAATGACTGACTCTTCTAATACTTCCGTTGAACAGGCAAATTTGCAAAGTCAATTAGATACTCTTAAGGCTGAAAGGGATGAGTATGAAAACGAGTTAAAGTTTTCCAGACTTGAGTCTACCCGAGAATATAAACAAGCCGTCACTGAACCGCTAACGAATTTGCAAAAAGAAGTTGCTGAGATTGCCGCTCTTTACGAAAACGTTGATCCGCGCAATCTTTATGTAGCAATGGCAGAAACTGACCCGGCCAAGCGAAGAGCTATGCTTAAAGAAGCCACCAGCAACTTTGACCCAGTCGATTCGCTTGCTGTCCGAACCAAAGCCGAAGATCTTCACAAAGTGTTTGCTCGGAGAGACATTTTAACAAAGGACGTTAATACTGTTCTTCAGTTGATTGAATCCGAAGAAAGGCAGCAACATGAAGCTTTTCAAAAGAGAACGCAAGCCGAAATCCAAACTGCTTACCAGACTGAATGGGAAAACATGCAAAAAGAAAACGCTCTTTTACGCCCTATTGAGGGAAATGAGCAGTGGAACAACACCATCCAAAGCATTCAGAAGCAGGCTATGGATATTGAGAATACGGAACTTGACCCCCGTTCAAAGGCCAAATTAACCTTTAGCGCGGCCGCTATGCCAGTTGTTATGAATGTATTCCAAGACTATGTTAGCAAGTCCCAAGCAAGAATTACAGAGCTTGAAAACCTAGCCAGAGAACTTAGAGCCGTTAGCCCATCATCTGGAAACGCTAAAGGCTCGGCTGTGGAAATGCCAGCCGACCTTAACTTCTTGGATGCTTTGGAACGTGGCTTAAAATAAATTTGCATAAAGTATTGACACGTTCTATCCGGTTGATACTTTTAACTAGTTCGGTGCAGGTATAAAGATTGAGACCCTTGCCGAACAAGACCTATAAAAATTGAAACGGTCTAGCAGAATTCGGGCATTACAAGCTCTGGGATGCCGCCAGGGAAAAGTTTTGACAGTGGCGACGATGGATAGTTCCGATAGGAACTGGCATTGTTGTTACAAATCATAACCGACCCTTAGCGCGAGCTGGGGGAAGGATGAAAGGAAATTGATACTAATATGGCTACTACGTACTCTATCGAGCAGCTTCTTGTTAAAGAAGCAGGTCGTATCGGACCGGAAATTTATCGCCGGACGATTGACACTTCCGCTTGGCTCAAGCTCACCAAGCAAGAAACCTTCCCCGAGGAGATGGGCGATGTGATCAGCTCGGTTACTTTCGAGCGTTTCTACCCCTCTCGGGCAATTGCAGCCTCCACTGCTAACGGTTATACCACTGGCGACATCACGGCTGACGCTGGTTATAACTGGCGGACGCTGGGCTCGAACCCTATTGATCAGACTTATACTGGATTTAATCCGTATACTCAGACGATCTCTGGCGGAACGACTCCTCCCGTGTCCTCGAGCTCACCCTCGTCGACGGCTGGAAACGCGCTGCCTCAGCCTTTGACCAACGCTACGTTCGGTCAGAAGCTCCGTCAGTACCGCTTGCAATGGGCAT